GCATGAGGATCTGCCGGTCGGCCGGGGTGATGACGAGGAAGCGATCCGTATCGGGAACGTTCTGCTCGTCCAGCACCGCCGCCATCGACGTGATCGTGGCGAGGATGTTGTTCGGAGCCAGTGCCACCGGGGCCGCATCGGTGCCGAGGTTGTACGACGCCGAGATCGCACCGGCCGTCGCGCCCTTGTTGGCTGCAGCGCACTGGTCGAACGTACCGGCGAAGCACTCGGTATCGATCTTGATCTTCAGCTGTTCCGACGCGTCGTTGCTGAACATCTCCATCAGGTTCGGCTTCGACTGGTAAGAGATCACGTCGTTGACTTGGAAGGCGAAGTACCACGCCTTGTCGATGGGCAGCTCGATGACGCTGGGCGACAGGACTTGCAGGTTGGAACCCACGTCCGTGCCCACCGTGTACGCCGCCACCGACAGGTCGGGAATGTTCTGGATGATGACCTTGTCACCCATCCCCGAGATTTCGCCCTGCCAATTCGTGTTGCTGACCGCCGCGAACGTGGTCGCCGCGTAGAACTTGACGTTGAGTTTGCCAGACCACAGCGTCGGGATGAACGAACCGGAGTTGGTGACGTTGTTCCATGCACCACCAAGAATACCGGCCAGATCGGCTTGGCCGATCAGTGCTTCTGTTGCGGTAATGGTTGCCATTGTGAATCTCCTGTCGCCGCGTCAGGAGACGGGTCACGCTTTACGTGACGACACGTCCCGCAGCTACCGCAGCGTTGATCTCGTTCTCGATCCGCGCAGCGTCTTCAGGACGAATCACACCACGGCGCACTTGCTGGTAGAACTCCCCGATACTCTTGGAAGTCCACACCTGCTCCTGTGTAGGAGCCTGCGGCGCAGCTGCTCTCGTCCTCGACGGCGCGACCTGACTTTGCAGCGACGGAGCAGCAGACTGTGCGACAGGTTGTGGGGCACTACGACGCGTTGCCTTGTATTCATCGAACACTTCAGCAACTGCATTCGCGTCCCAACGGGCATTGGCCTCATCCAGTATCGACTGGCGGTTCACGGGCGTACCGGGAATGCGCTCAGTCAGCCACTGCAAGAAACCCGTATCGGTGTTCAGCGTCTGCCAATCCGGTACCCGGCGTTCCAGCCCGGCCCAGAAGGCATCCGTAACAGCCGTCTGCGATTGCGTCGAGACGGAACCCAGCTTGGCTTCCAGCTGGGCCACCTTGCCCAAAAGCTCCTGCCGCTCCTGACCCCACGCGCCCGCAGCTTCCTGCGTCGTACGTCGGATCAGGTCGATCAAATCTGCACCATACGCTTCAACGTCTTGCTGGGTGACCAGCTGCTGGCTCGGTTGGGCCGGTGTCGTGACCGGCGTTGGGGTCCGCTTCTCCAGTTCCTGCATGCGCTGCGAGAGGTTGTTCACCAGCTCGTCGCGTTGCTTCAACTCAGCACGCAGCTGAGGTACCTGCTGCTCGTACAGCCCCCGCAGGGAACGGTACTTGTGCTCCCAGTCCTCGACTTTCGTCGGTTGGGGCTGGGGGGCAGGCTCGGGAACGGGTTGTTGCGGCGTCACCAACTGCGGTGCCGAAGTCTCAGGGGCCGGTGCGTCGGCGGCAGGAGATTCACCCTCCGGGGCGGGCTGCATTACCGCTTGCGCGGCGGCAGCTGCCAGAGCTTGTTGAATGCGATCCGCTTGCTCGGCTTGAGCTTGCACTGCACGGGGCAGGGCCATCAGGTCTCCTCAGTTACTTCAGTTTCTCACTCAGCTCTGGACTCATCTCGATGTAGTCCGTGAGCTGCTTCAACATGGCGGCTTCTCCGCGAAGGTGTCGCCACAGTTGTTCGTCGTTCGTTTCTGCCAACTTCTCCAGCGTTAGCTGTCTGCTCGCCTTAAGCCACGACACGACCCCATCGAGGCCGCGTGCCTGCACAAGTTGTCGGGCAACTTTCGCGTCTGGGTTAATCAACACCCGCGCTTGCCCTTCTTGTGCGGCGTCTTTTGCTTCGGCGGAAACGGCATCGGCTTGGCCATGAATGTCTCCTTACGCGCTCAGGTGACCAACACGGAACCAGTTCTCGCTGCCCAGCGAGATGAACAGGCAACCGAAATTCGCCGCCAGCGTCACCGCCGCACCGGCCGAACCGTCGTTGATCTTGCCCGCCGAGGTCGCAGGCCACACGTCTACCGGCACCGCATTCACGGTGTTGAAGACGGCGACCACATCACCCACCGCCGCGCCCGCCGGGAGTCGCACGCCATCCGCCGTGGAGGCCGTGCCCGTCGCCACGAGATTGAGGCCGTTGACCAGCGGCGTCGCCGTCGCAAGATCCGTCCCCGCTGCCGCGACCGTGAGGCTGTTCGTGCCCGCCGCCGTGCCAGCCCACTCGCCCATCCGAACTGCAGTAGCCGCAGAATTGAACATCGCTAACTCCTAGGAATTTGTTGACATTTTCACAGAATGGTTACGGGTGTCAAGCCATTACATCGTGGGGCTGGCGTTATCGGTGACAGGTGCCCCATTCATCAACGTCTCACCACCTGCTTTCGCAGGGGTGCCGCCACCACCAGCGCCGCCCGCTGCCGCCTCGGCCGCAAGCTGCATCTCCATCTGCCGCTCCTTGGCCTCCAGCTCCAGCTCACCCGGCACGATCTCATCGGGGTCCATGTCCAGCGAACGCGCCGCTTCACGCAGCAACGCCGCCCGGCCCTTGACGCCGATGATCTGCATGTCGATGGGGTTCGCCGTCGCGGCAAGGAACTCATTGCGACGCAGCTGCGCCGTGTCCTTGATCATCATCGACAGCGCCCCGCGTGCCACGATCTGCACATCGCCCTTGATCTCCGGGTTGTCGGAGTAGAGCATGTTGTGCAGATAAAGACGTTCAAGCAGCGGCGTTAAGACATTGGTGTCGATGTTGGCGATAACCTGCTTGATCACCTTCCCAGCGTTGCCGATCAGCATCGACAACCCAGTCGCGGTGCGCCCCACCCCGCCTTGCGTGCCGTCTCCGATCATGTACTTGGGCAGGCCGCTGTACTCGTCGGCCATGTCGGAGAACTGCTTGAAGATGGTCATCAGCTGCTGCACGTTGCTGTCCGGTTGGAAGAACGTGATCGGCATCTGCGTGTTGTTGCTCATCATGTCCGTGTTGACTTGCCAGATCTTCCACGGATGCATGGACGTGATCTTTTCGCCGGGAGGTAGGCGGTCCACGTTGACCACGACTTGGGGTCCAGACGCGATACCCATGTTGTTGACGACAGCACGAGCGGCTGCGTTGCACACGTCTTGGCTGTCCCTGACGATATCAGCAACCGAATTACCCCAGAACTGTCCCGGCACTTCTTCATACGACGCCTTGAAGTAGGGTTTGCGCGCCAGCGGGTCGGGATTGAGCACCGCCTTGATCACGTAGGTGCCGATCAGCCACGCCTCGATGCTGTACTCCTTCATCGGATCGGGCACCTGCGCCGCAGGCATGCCCCACTCGATGAGCATCTTGCCCTGCACCGTGCCCCAGAACTGCAGCGCATCGATGAGGCCGTCAGGGTTGGGCGTCAGCTGGCTCGATGCCTCGGCATTCAACGTGTTGACGGATGGGTACGGCGTCTCCATCGCCAGCCACTCGCGCAGCCCGCTGCGCCCGTACTCATCCAGCACCTGCCGGATCGCGTCGGTGTTGTAGCCCTCGACACCGATCAGCGAGTCCAGCTCCCCGCGCGTGAGGCGATGTCGCTCGATCAGGTAGCCGTCCTCAAGGGACGTAGCCGTGGGCGAGGGGTAGATGTCGAACGGACTGATCCGCTCAAACTCGGTACGCAGCACGTCGGTGGCGACCGGATTCGTCCCCTGCCACTGCAGCACCTTGCGCCGCCTGATCACCGGCCCCTTGAGGATCGCGGCCGGGAACGTCGTGATGTCGTCCAGAAACGCGTTGATCGCCTGCAGCCAGCCGCCCTCGACCAGCTGGTCCTCCATGTACTCCTCCATACGCTTGGCGCGCGTACGGGCTTCCTCGGTCATCTCATGGCGCTTGGCGTCGTACCGCTCGCGCATCAGCTTGACGTTGTCCTCGACCGATGAGCCGATGCCTTGCGCGGCCAGCTCCATCAGCTCCTCCATCACCTCCTGCACGATCATCAGCTTCTCTTGATCGGAGAGGTCGGGCACCGGCGTCGGATACAGCGTCCACGCCTTCTCGTTGGCCACCGAGAGGTAGATGTCGCGCAGCAATGCAGCGGCACTGCGGCACTTCATCGAGGTGAGCATCACGTACACGTCGCTGCCGCCCACACGTCCAATCTCGCTGCGCTTCACCGGCGTGTACTCGCCGCGCCGCGACAGCATGGACAGCTGCATGCGCTGCTCGATGCTGTTGGGTCCGTTCTGCTTGGCCATGCGCGCATCGACCCACGCCTGCCGGATGTGCAACACCAGCGACTGGATGTACGGCTGGGCCTGCTGCGTGGTTACGTCCTGCTGACGCCGTTGCTCCTCCTGACGTTGCATCAGGGCAGCGTTGGAGACGAGGGTGAGAATGCCTCCAGCAGAAACAGCGGGTGGTACGGGGGGCGGCGTCAGTGCCTGCTGCGGAGGAATCATGGGTTCAAGTCCATCCAACTGCCCTCACCACCTCGATCTCACGCGCGGCAGACTGCATGGAGTGGCCGAACAACTGGCCTCCGTCTGCGTGCAGGCAGGCGTATTGGTGCGCGTCCGCTACGTGACTCCACTGGTTTTTCTCCGGCTTGTCATCCAACGAGCCGTTGGTACGCAGCTTGTACGCGTATTTACCACGAAACCCCTGTATCAGGGTAGTGCAAGAAGGGTCAATCAGGCAAGCGGCCTTGCCGTTCACCTGTCGGTTCAGAAACGCCTCAACCGCACCAATACGCGCAGCGATTGAGTTCGTGCGCGCTGGAATGATCCTAAATCCCGCAGCACGAAACATATCAAACACCGACCGTTCATCAGACTGCGCGCGCTGTGTTCCTGCAGGATCGCCGACACAGATGACGGGAAATCCGGGGAATCGGGTCGCCAAAAGAGGTTTGAGTTTGTCCGATATGAACCGAACTGCTCCCATTCCATCGGAGGTGAGTTCAGCGAAAGTGAGCAGACGGCCATCGGGAATGATCTGGTTGACGGTGCAGGCGGGGGAGAGACCGAAGTCGAGGCCGATCACCAACGGGTTGGTGTTCAACCGGAATGGCTGCAGCGTCTCCTTGGCAACGTGGAAGTCGGAGTTGAACGAGCGGTAGACAGGTTGACCGGACAGGTTACGCCCGAACTCGTTGTCGATGTAGACACGGATGTAGTCGTCGCTCTTGCCCTGCGCGATGTCCTCGTAGTAGCCCTCGCGCAACTGACCCAGCCAGTCGGCCTCCGGGGTCCGCGCCGATGGTTGCCGAAAGAACGCCGCGTTCGCCGGGGGTGACGACAGGTACTCCTCCCAGTAAGTACCAAGGTCTGGCGCGTTCGACGCCCCCCAGATGTGCGCGTTGGGACTGCCATCCTCCTTCACGCACCCGCCGTTCGCACGCGACGGGTAACGCCCCACCCGCGCCTGCAACGCCTCGTAGATGTCGCGGTGCAGCTCACGGAACTCGTCAAGAACACCGAAGCTGACCTCAAGGGAGAGCAGGCGACGCACATCGGACTGGTCGTCCAAGCCGCGAAACAGCACGTCGCACTCGATATCGCCGATGCGCAACTCAAACCGTGTGTCCGTACGCAGGAACGCACCGGCCTCGCCTTCCGGGAACCACGACAGAAACGTCGGAATGGTCGCGTCGGTGAGCATCTGCCGCGTGTTCCGCACCACCACCGCCCGGCTGCGCCGCTTGCCGTCCGCACCCGGCTTCATCAGCCCTGCGTGGTAGAGGATCTTGACCATCGCAGCGGACGACTTGCCCGACCCTACGGGTCCAGTAACGAGCGACACGAACTTGTCCGACGCGAGGAAATCGCGCAACGACGGTGGCGGGGTGTAGGTGATGTGGGCCACGGGGGTTGGTGGGGTTACGCGGCGACGTTGGCGCTGAGTTCGTCGTTGATGAGCAGCAGGGGGTTAGTCGAGAGCTGGGGCGGGGTCGCACCGAGGGTAGCAG